ATTTATCACGTAATCCAAATGCGATTCAATTGTTAGAAGAAAATATAGATAAGATTCATTGGGGTGATTTATCATGTAATCCAAATGCGATTCATTTATTAGAAGAAAATCCCCATAATATTGATTGGTTTTGTTTATCATCAAATCCAAATGCGATCCATTTATTAGAAGCGAATCCTAATAAAATAAATAAAATGAATTGGTATTGTTTATCATCAAATCCAAACGCAATTCAATTATTAGAAGAGAATATGGATAAGATTCATTGGAGTTATTTATCATCTAATCCAAATGCAATTCATTTATTAGAAGATAGTGTCGATAAGATTGATTGGGATAGTTTATCATCAAATCCAAATGCGATCCATTTATTAGAAGATAGTGTCGATAAGATTAAGTGGTATATAGTATCATCTAATCCATCTATTTTCGAAGAAATATATTATCTGAAATAATGTTATAAAAATAATATATTAAATTGAAATATAAATAATATTATTTTTTTAATTCAATTACAACAAATGTTTGAATTGAGAGAATTTTTCCAAAACAATATTGATAAACTGAATTGGTATAATTTATCATATAATTCAAATGCTATTCAATTATTAGAAGAGAATCCTGATAAGATTAATTGGAGTACTTTATCATATAACCCAAACGCAATCCATTTATTAGAAGATGGTGTCGATAAGATTGATTGGGATAGTTTATCATTAAATCCAAATGCCATTCATTTATTAGAAGATAATATAGATAAAATTAATTGGTGTTGTTTATCATATAATCAAAACGCGATTCATTTATTAGAAGAGAATATAGATAAGATAGATTGGAGTTGTTTATCATATAATCAAAACGCAATCCATTTATTACAAGAAAATATAGATAAGATTGATTGGGATTGGTTATCACGTAATCCAAATGCAATTCATTTATTAGAAGAAAATCCAGATAAGATTGATTGGGATTGGTTATCATTAAATCCAAATGCAATTCATTTATTAGAAGAAAATCCAGATAAGATAGATTGGAATAATATATCTTTAAATCCATATATTTTTGAAGAAATATATTATCTGAAATAAAATTGAAAATAATACTATTATTTTTTTCAATTCAATTAAAAGAAAATGTTTGAATTGAGAGAATTTTTCCAAAACAATATAGAGAAACTAGATTGGAGACAATTATCAGGTAATCCAAATGCGATTCATTTATTAGAAGATAATATAGATAAGATTGATTGGGATGAATTATCAGGTAATCCAAACGCAATCCATTTATTAGAAGAGAATATAGATAAGATTCATTGGTATAATTTATCATATAATTCAAATGCAATTCAATTATTAGAAGAAAATATAGATAAGATAGATTGGATTTGGTTATCACGTAATCCAAATGCAATTCATTTATTAGAAGAAAATCCAGATAAGATAGATTGGAGGTGGTTATCATTAAATCCAAATGCAATTCATTTATTAGAAGAGAATCCAGATAAGATTGATTGGTTTTGGTTATCACGTAATCAAAACGCAATCCATTTATTAGAAGAAAATCCAGATAAGATTAATTGGTTTAATTTATCACGTAATCAAAACGCAATTCATTTATTAGAAGAAAATCCAGATAAGATTAATTGGGAATGGTTATCAAGTAATCCAAACGCAATTCATTTATTAGAAGAAAATCCAGATAAGATTCATTGGAGTTATTTATCATCAAATCCAAATGCAATTCATTTATTAGAAGAAAATATAGATAAGATTGATTGGGATAGTTTATCATTAAATCCAAATGCGATCCATTTATTAGAAGATAGAGTCGATGAGATTGATTGGGATAATATATCATCTAATCCATCTATTTTTGAAGAAATGTATTATCTGAAATAATTTATTATCTGAAATAATGTTTATAAAATTGAAATATAAATGTTATTATTTTTTATTTCAATTACAAGAAATGTTTGAATTGAGAGAACTTTTTCAAAATAATATAGAGAAACTAGATTGGAAACAATTATCGCGTAATCCAAATGCAATTCAATTATTAGAACAAAATTTGGATATGATTCATTGGGATGAATTATCAAGTAATCCAAACGCAATTCATTTATTAGAAAAAAATATAGATAAGATTCATTGGGGTGATTTATCATGTAATCCAAATGCGATTCATTTATTAGAAGAAAATCCAGATAAGATTATTTGGGGTTGTTTATCATTAAATCCAAATGCAATTCATTTATTAGAAGAAAATCCAGATAAGATTAATTGGTTTAATTTATCATTAAATCCAAACGCAATTCATTTATTAGAAGAAAATATAGATAATATTAATTGGATTAATTTATCACGTAATCCAAATGCTATTCATTTATTAGAAGAAAATCCAGATAAGATTATTTGGTGTTGTTTATCATTAAATCCAAATGCTATTCATTTATTAGAAGAAAATATAGATAAGATTAATTGGTTTAATTTATCATTAAATCCAAACGCAATTCATTTATTAGAAGAAAATCCAGATAAGATTAATTGGAGTACTTTATCATATAATCCAAATGCGATTCATTTATTAGAAAAAAATCCAGATAAGATTCATTGGAACAATATATCATCTAATCCATCTATTTTTGAAGAAACATATTATTTGAAATAAATAATAATTATGGTTTATGTATTAAAATTAAACTATTTTTATCATAAGTATTATCATCAGGAGTAATAATAACATAATCATCGTCTTCTTCAAAAACTTCTTCTTTGTATTCGTTTATTGATAACCCATCATAATATGGATAACCAATTGGATATCTTATTTTCATTCGAAATGGTTCTGTTTTTTTATGAACGTACTTGAATATATAATATGTTTCGTTTTCTATTTTCAACATTTTTTTTGCTTTTGCGAGTGTTGTAAGACCTCCAACCCAACCATAATGGTTTGATTCAGATAATACAATATAATGTGTTTTCATATTTTATATAATATTTATATTATATAAAATTTAATTTATTTACACCAAAGTGTTGAGAAATGATATTAGACGAATTAGATTTTCAGGTTTAATAACTTTATCGTGATAAATATCACAAATACAAGGATGAAACAAATGTAGAAATTGATATGATATAATCTCATAAAACAACATAATATTATGAAAAGTACTACTTTCATCGTGATACTCTTCAGGCAAAAGCATCCGAATTAAATTAAAAATCTGTTTTGTTTCTTCATTTTTATTCAAAATAGTAAAAATACCAAATAACTTTACATTATACAAGTCATCATCTTCTGGTCTAGAAATAATTTGTGACAAATCATATTTATACTGAGTTTTATCTTCTGTATCTACACGATAAACGCATTGGTAATCAAAATTATATAATTCAGATATATCTGTTTTTTCCATTTGTTGTATTTACATTTCTTTTTATATTTATATTTCTTTTCAATTTATTAAATTGAAAGAATATAATATTATTTTTTTAATTCAATAACAACAAATGTTTGAATTGAGAGAATTTTTCCAAAACAATATAGAGAAACTGAATTGGGATAATTTATCAGGAAATCCAAATGCAATCCATTTACTAGAAGAAAATATAGATAAGATTAATTGGGCTAATTTATCAGGTAATCCAAATGCAATCCATTTATTAGAAGAAAATCCAGATAAGATTGATTGGATACAATTATCCCGTAATCCAAATGCAATCCATTTATTAGAAGAGAATCCAGATAAGATTGATTGGTTTGAAATATCACGTAATCCAAATGCAATCCATTTATTAGAAGATAACCCAGAAAATATTAATTGGTTTGAAATATCACGTAATCCAAATGCAATCCATTTATTAGAAGATAACCCAGAAAATATTGATTGGTTTGAAATATTTGGTAATCCAAATGCAATCCATTTATTAGAACAAAATATGGATAAGATTAATTGGATACAATTATCCTGTAATCCAAATGCAATCCATTTATTAAAACAAAATATGGATAAAATTAATTGGATACAATTATCCCGTAATCCAAATGCAATCCATTTATTAGAAGATAATTTGGTTAAGATTAGTTGGTTTTATTTATCATCAAATCCAAATGCAATTCATTTATTAGAACAGAACCCGAATAAGATTAATTGGTATTTTGTATCAAGTAATCCATCTATTTTTGAAGAAATATATTATCTGAAATAATGTTAATCTTTTATTATTTTTATGTATTTTTTTATAAATTATTTTAACTTCCCATGCATTGAATTACACAAAAAACTTCTTTGAATTCAATAAAAAAATTAAAACAATTGCTATCTCCCATTTTAAACCCCCGTATAAAATCATTTTTGTTTATAAAAGAAGGTATAGGATAGTGATGACAATAATCATTTTTTGTATAATAACTATTAATACATTTCAAATTTTTGAATTCAATAAAATTTTTGTGATTTATAAATGAGAATGGATTTTGTTTCATATCTTTACAAATATTATAACAATTTATTGTTTTCCATATATTTTCAAAAGTTGTTTCTTCAATACCAGATTTTTCTAAATATTTAAAATAATCAAAAGATGGATTCAACAAAATATCTTTGCAAAATCCTATAAAGGAATTATCCATACGTGTTATAAATTGGTTTTCATTACCTATTTTTTCAAAAGAAAAAACGTTTGTGTTATAATCACCTCCACATAATACATTTAGTTTTTCTTTTATTTTATAAACAGGTTCATATGTTTTTGGATACATTTCATATAAATCATATTTAATTTGATATTTTAAATCGTCTATCATTATTACTATTATATATAAAATATTTTTTATGTTTTTTATACATTTACTACAAAGTGAAACGTCGTTTTTATATTAAAACCCAGAAAGTTTTTTCCCTAATTCATCTACAATTGGACTTTCAATCGGTGTTATTTCTGGAATTATTCCACCATACGTACGAGGATGTTTTGAGAATAATTTTATTTTACAAGGATAATGATTTGTTGTGCGATTTTCATTAAATGCTTTTTGTTTCTTTTTCAAGTTTGCTTGATTACATAAAGAACGAGGCATATAACATAAATATATAACTGCTCTAATATTTGGAATTATTCGTCTTTTATCTGATTCAATACCACAATGTATAGTTCTACTATCTCAAAATACGAGAGAACCTTTTGGACATTTAATATTTTTTATACTACATCCTCTGTCATAATAAAATGAGTGTTGTTCTTTAGTTAATTTATACCAATCCGATTTTTCTGTAATGTTATATGTTTCTTTAAACTCACTATGATATTTATTGCTTCCTTCTAGAAATGATAATGTTGCGTCATAATCGTTAATATCTAAACCGGTAATAAAACTTTGGATACATTTAAATCCATCTGTCATAAATGATTGGTCTGTGTGATACCAAGTATTACCTTTATTCCAACCTTTTTTCGTAATTTCTGGTGGTAAATTAAAACTCAATGCATCAAACGAAACAAGTAAATCATTGGGATGACAACCCCAAAAATACGCAAATATTTCAACAATTTTTATATTTTGTCTTACATCCCAACAAGCTTGTGAATGTCCTACACCCCAATGTTGTATTAACATGGAGTGTATTGGATATAATTTATAGAATTCACGCCAAGAAATTTTATCGTTTCGGTTTATCGGCATTTCCCATTCTTTAGTAATATATTCAAAGAAATCCCAAATTTTATTAACCATCATATGACATTCTGTTTCATCTAATACATTTGGAATTATTGCAACGCCATATAAATCTATAGTCATTTTTAAAGTTTCTTTCATGCAAACATACTTTTCAAACTCATAATTGGTTGGTGTCTCCATTTGAATATTGATTTATAATAAAAATAAATCATAAATTCATTTCAATTTAAATATTTTAATTTATATAAAAAGAAAATATTTTTAATTATATCTTTATTTTATATTATTTCGATTATTAATTAATGTTAATCTTCTATTTTTGGAGCAATATAGAATTCTAGTTTAGAAGAATCATAATCCAAATGGAATGATAATTTCAAAGGAAGTGATTTACTAATAGAGAAATAAATGATGTCAAATGTTTTTGCCAAAAAGAAAACTTTTTGGATATAATTAATGCTATATTCAATATCAATTTGTTCTCCTTCTGTAATAGCATAATCAATTAGATTTTCCGATTTTATCTCTACTTTCATATCTCCATTGGTTCCAGAAGTAGAGAAATATATATTATTTTCATTACAATTGATTTTCATTGTGTCTCCAAATATCATTAATTGATTGCAAAAGTCTTGTCCCAATTTAGTTTTGATAGAGAATTCAGCATCGTATTCTGTATCACTTGGAATATTCATCCAAGGATAATCATTTTCTATTTGAGGAATAGTGAATTCTTTATTATAATTGGTTCCAATTAATGAAATATCAATATTTTCTTCTCCGAAAAGAATAGTTATTTTTTCAGTATCGTTTAATCCAAAAGATAAAATTTGAGAAAAAATGTTTGCGTCAATGCAAATTTCATCGTTATCCGATTTTTCATATAAATCAAACCACGTTTGGAATAAAGAAATATCGTGCAAACTCACATGACAATTGTCCATTCCTTGGATATGTAAATAGGTTTCGTAGAATTTCAAATGAATCAGATTGGTATTCATTTTAATCATTTGGAAAATATGAATAAATATTTTTTTATTTTCTCCAATGACACTAATTTTCATTTGTATTAATAAATACAAATGAAAAACTTATATTATTTTATAAATACTATTTATTTACAAATACAATTCGTGATCTGGTTTCTTTATCTAAAACCACAATTAACATATTATAAACACTATGAACAAGAAATCCAGAATTATAAATATAACCGTTTTCTAATTTGTCTGGAAATGTTTCCGCCATAAATTTAGCTAAATTCATTAAAAAAGTAGAATGCTTATCAATTTCAACTAATGAAATATTGTCTAAATTCACATGGAGAACAACTTTCTCTACAACAGATAAAACTTTATTGATTTTATCAACAATAAACATTTTGAACAATTCATAATTATCAAAAAATGCAATTAATTTAAAATAACGATAATCAATGACAACATGATTATTTTGGTCAATACGACAAAAACTATTTAGAAATAGAAAAAAATCTATATTTTTTATATCTTTTTTAATTTCATTATAATAATCATCAAAAAATAAGTATCGTTGAATATTATTCAAAACAATTGGTTCCTCCGTCATATTATTTATAATATATTTTTCTTTATATATTAATATTTAAATTTTGTGTTTCTTCTTCAGTAACAACCTCATCTAAATCATTAATTATAAGTCCTTTCAAAGAAGCAGACAGATATTCTTCCAATCCTGATTCCATTTCTGAATCAGAATGCGACAATAGTTTTGTCAAATCATCTGAAATGTTTTTTTCTTCATTGTCATTAGAAAAAATAATATCACACAACTTTTGATTGGTTGTCATTGTATAATTTTGTAGATGCAAAATTATATTCTTCAACTCATTCATTTCTTCTTTCAAAGAAAAAAGATCGTTCTTAAAAGAAAGATTCTCTTCTTTAAGAATATGAACATCATCATTAGATAAATGATTCTGATTTGTTGTTTGGATTTGAACAGGCACTTGTGTAACCTTTGTTTGTTCCAACTTATCCAATCGTGAAATAATATTCTTAAAAACTGCTTCATCCACAATTTTCATATTTTCATTAATTTCGGGTTGAGATGTAGATGAATATTGTTCAAGTTGATCCAATGGTGGCAAGTTATTTATAAATGTCTCTACTCTTCCCAAACGAATGGTAATCAATGCAATTGCGTCCGAAAAAGAAAGCTTTGGATTAGGTGCTTGCTGCTGCTGCTGCACATATTGTTGTTGTTGTTGTGCGTATTGCGGAGGGTGTGGGGGTTGACTATAATTTGGTTTTGTTTGAAGTTTTGAAACGGGGGGTGAACTATTACTTGTTCTTCGTTGAATCGCTGCAGAATTCGCTCTATTTCCACTCATATTATTTATATAATTAAAAACTTTTTTAAGTTATTATACAATTACATTCATTTTAATTTTTTCATTAAAAAAATAGTGATTGATTTCAAAATCATTTATTTTATAATCTTCAATATTTTCATATTTTTTTTTTATTTCAAGTGTAGGAAAATCATACAACGGATTCTCTATTTGTTTCTTCAGGGGTTCCAAATGCTCTTCATATATATGTGCATTTCCTATAATATACACAAACTCTTTTGCTTTTAATCCACAATGTGTTGCTAACAAATGAGTCAAAAAACTATAAGATGCAATATTAAACGGTACCCCTAATCCAACATCTCCGCTTCTCTGATACAAACAACAAGAAAGTTCTTTATTAGATGTCACATTAAACTGTGCGATTACGTGACAAGGCGGCAATACCATTTGGTCTATTTGTTGAGGATTCCAAGAAGTCAAAATAATTCTTCTGGATAGTGAATGATTTTTTAATTGTTGAATTACATTTTGTAATTGGTCAATTCCTTTGCTGGAGTAATCGGTTTTACAGTCAGTATATTCAGCATTAAAATGTCGCCACTGATGTCCATAAATAGGTCCCAAATCATTTTCAATATAATTAAATTCTTTAGATTTTTTTGCATCTTTATCCCAAATATGAACATTTTGTTCTTGAAGAATTGAATTATCTGTAGCCCCGCTAATGAACCATAACAATTCTTTCAAACAAGTTTTCCAAGCCAACTGTTTACTTGTTAGCAAAGGAATTTTATTATCTTGTAGAGAAAAACGCATAGCCGATCCAAATATAGACATTGTATTTCCATTTCTACCTTGTTCCAAGATTCCATTGTGTAAAATATCTTTAATTAATTGGAAATATTGTTCTTCTTCTTTTTCATAATAATTTTGAATCATTTTGAATAATTAAATAATGTATTATTTAATTATTATTAGTAATATATATTATTTATTTAGAATGAGTAAGTAGTTTATTATCTCTTTAATAAATATATGGATAATAAGCATGATAAGTATGATTCTGATTTTGAATCAAATAAACAATCTAAACATAAAGGATTTTTTAGTTTTGTATTTGATTATAACGAAGAAAAAAAAGAAAAATTATTTAAGATAGGACAATATATAGCTTTAGGATTTATATTTTATTCTATTTTTTTACATATAATCGATAATTCTTTTCCTAAAATAGATGATACTTCTTCTTCTCTAGAAATAATAATTACTTTATTATTATATTTATATATTTTCTTTTATTGTGTTTATTACATTGATAGAATTATATGTTATTCCCATACTATATTTGGCATTAGTAGTACCTCGTGTTATTTAAATGATAATAATGAAATATCTGTTTTTAATATTGTAACCCCTGCTTTACTATCTATTCTTTCTTTTAAAACACTATTTCAAGATGGTCTCAGAATTATATTTGAACGAATAACGGAAGCGTGGAGTGGAAATGAAAAGAAACAAAAAAAGAAAAATAAAAACAATCAACAGCAAGCGCCGCCGCCTCAACAACATATACCAATAACAAGTTCACTATATTCTGGTAATGCAACACCGATCAATCAATTACCCATTTTGCAAGAGGGGTTTACACAACAACAAATTCCGGAACAACAAATGCCAGTGCAACAACAAATACAACAAACATCCGAGCCAATGGCAGCAAATGAGGTTATTGGAAGTGCATTTGGAACTTTATTCTAAAAAAAATAATATAATTATTGTTTAAATAATAATTATATGGATTTAGAAGAAATCATAAAAGCAGCAGAAAATGATAATAATTCTCACATTTTGAATTTGACAACATTATCCATTCATAAAATGAAGAATCATATTTTACAAGAATTGCAGTTGTCTAAAATAGAGAAAATAGAAATAATGAAAAAAATAAAAAAATATAGATATGTGGATCAAATGAATGAGATAAAATACGGTGGATTTATTCGTTGGATAAACATTACTGACCCAAGTAATTTATTTTTAACAAAAGGAGCGATATTTTGTGATTTTAAAATAAATGATAATGGAGTTATGATAATATATAAGAATTTTTATGGAAAAACATATGAATTCAAAATGGAAGAATGTATTATTTTCCAAAAATTATCTTATCAAGAAGAAGTGTTATTGAAAGTTATGGATAAAATTAATTAGCTGTTTTTTCCCTAATCGTTTTCTTTATCGTTTCCGAATAATAAATTATTATTTGATTTAAGGTTGTGGTTAACAGTAAAAATATCGCACAATGATATACAACGGATTGGTCTAACCGAGTAAATTTAATATTTTTTCTAAAATAACGAAAACACCATATTAAATAGACTGAAATAATTATTTTTGTAATGTCATTTATCCTTTCTAAATAAATTTTTGTATAATCATTCTCTATAAAATTTACAATATATAATGCAGTAATAATATGGAATATGTACGAACACACCAAAAATACTTTCCAATAGAGAAATAAAAATTTTTCTTTTTGAATCATATTATATATCATCAAAATCATATCCACAAATCTCGTATAAATTTAATATTCTTTCTATTCTTCTTGGATTCATAGTAATTATTGCGGATTTAGATAGTAATTCACTTTTTATACGATTCATTTTTTTTCTTAATAAAAAATAAAATATTTTTTTAGCATATTTTATGAAATAATAATTATATTTAAATTTATACAGAATACGATTTGTTTTTTTTATATTTTTGTAATTATTTGAAGTATATAATTGTTTCACTGGATTAGAATCAAAATAGAAAAGATATTTATTTGGAAGCAACGGTAGCGATTCTATTTGGTTATGATTGCAATAAATATGTATTCCTTCATGTAAAACTGGTAATTCTGTTAATTTATTGTAACTACAGTTAAAATAAGTAATAGAAGGATGCAATTTTCTGGGCAATGTCAGTAAGTTATTATTTGAACAAATGAGCGTTTTTAATTTAACGCAATCTGAAAAACATGGCAATTCTTCTAATTTATCAATGTTTGTTATTTTCAATCGTTCTAAATGATTCAATCCGTAAAGTGAAGAAATAATTATTTTTGATGAATGATGTGTAATAAATTGGTTTTCTGTTTTTATTAAATATCTGTCTTTATTTTTTTCATTGTGATAATGAACTGCTTGAACAAAAATATAATGTTGATTTTTATAGAGAATTTTTTCAATTGACAATTCAATAATATTTTGTCTGTTTATACAATTTAAAAAATCATTTAAATCAATATAATTCATACTATATTGATTTTTAATCATTTATATTTTTTTGGTATATAATAAATATTTATAAAAATCATTTTTGAACAGCCAAAAACATATTATTATAACCGTTGATATTAATAATATTATAATTTAACCTTTCTAAAAATCCAACCAAGTCTGGATTTATTTGGTTCATTTCAAATAATATTTTTGGATAATTTGAGCATTTAAGTGTATTTTCAGAAGCCATCAATACTTGCAATTCATTATTTTCTACATCCATTTTAATAAAACTAATATTATCAATATTATAACTATCGAGTGTTCTCACATCAATTTCTTCTTTACACAACACGACGTGTTGACTTTCTTTATGAAGAGTTGAACCACCTCCATCCACACTTATAATATTCAATGTTTGTTTACCTACTTGTTCCATTGTTCCTAAACCAACATTTAAACAAATTGCATTTTTTATATTTGACAAAACAACACTACCACAAAGTGAATAATATGTCATTCGTTGTGGTTCAAATGCATAAACTTTATTACAATAATCCGCAAGAGCTACTGTATATGTTCCTGTATGCGCACCGATATCCAATATATTTTGAGTTTTATTACAAAATTGCTTACACCAATCTATTACATTTTTTTCAAATAATCCGTTTTTACTATAATAATCAATATTATTTTTTGGTAATATATAAATTTTATTTTTTAAATATATAATTTGATTATTCTCATCATTACAAACATCATTGTTATTTTGCTTAGTCAAAATAAAATAATCAGTCATTGTATCTTTTTATTTATTGTATCTATATTTATTTATTGTATATATTTAACATTATAATTAATTTAATTTCAGCTCATGTTACTTGTTGGTTAGATGAAACATTATTTTGATTATAATTATCCAACGTTCTTGCACTCGCATCTGTTGCATTGACCCATTTCGGCATCCAATAATAAGGAACTAATTGTTCGGTGTTTGGATAAAATGATTCATACAAATTTTTATAATATATTTGTTCTTTGGTATATTTATTATTTTTTTCCAAGATTTTGTTCTCTACATATTCCTGAATAATAACAAATAGTGAACGTGTATGTTTACTAACTCCGTCGCTAAATGCTTCTTTTCTTCTCCACAAAACTTCATCCGGCAACAATTGACTTTCACTAAATGCTTTTCTCAACAAATATTTTTCGCATTGATTATTTTCTTTGTGATGTCTCATAGAAGGATGAATACTTTGATAATACTGCACAAATGTTCTATCCAAAAAAGGGGTTCTTGGTTCCAACCCATTACTGGAAATAGATTTATCAGAACGCAAAACATCATATTTATGGATATCTGTTAGCAATCGTTTTGTTTCTCTATCAAATTCCAATGGATTCGGTGCATAATCCATATACAAATAACCACCACATACTTCATCTGAACCATCACCATTAAATATGACTTTTGCTTCAGAATGAGTAGAGATATATTTAGCAATCAAATAATTTCCAATGGATGCACGAACTGTAGTGGTATCATAACTTTCAATAGTTTGAATCACTTCTGGTATGGCTTCCAGAAAATCATGTTCAGTCAAAATAACTTCTGTATGCTTTGTTCCCAAAAATTCAGCAACCATCTTTGCATATTTCAAGTCTTCTGAACCTTCCAAACCAATACTATATGTCTCTACTTTTGGACAAAAACTATTTACCAAAGCAGTAATCAAACTACTATCCAATCCGCCGGATAATAAACATGCAATAGGTCTTTCTGTAGTTAATACTCTTTTCTTTACAGCAGAAGTCAAATATTTTTTAATATTAAACAAAATTTCTTTTTCAGTTAAATGGATACTGGATAAATAAGAGTAAAATCCAAAAGTGTGGTAAACTTTATTATCAATTGTTAATCCCCATCTGGGCGAAACACAAAAAGGTAAAACGAATAAACTATATGTTCCCGGTTGGAAATGAATAATTTCATGTGTAGAAACAATTTTTTTATGTAAATCAATCAACATTTTTACTTCTGATGCAAAGCCGTGAATCTGATTCTCGTAGGTATGATTTGGTTTCAAATGATATAAAGGACGCACACCATATGGATCTCTACAAACATACAATTTAGTATCATTAAATTGCTCAGTAATTCGTGCATCACAAAGGATAAATGAAAAAACACCATCAAGCAATTGAAGTGTATATTCCATTCCATACAACAAATATAAATGAATAATAATTTCACAATCGGAATCTGTTTTTTTCTCTACATTAATGAAGTTATATAGTTCTTTATAATTATAAATTTCTCCGTTACAAATTAATGTAACATCGTCAATTGTGATAGGTTGATTGGAAATATTATTTAATCCATTAATTGCCAAACGATGAAATCCAAAATCGCACAAAATATTCATTTTTTTTAAAATAGAATTTTCAGGTCCTCTACATTTTCCTTTTTGAAAGGATTGAGAAACCATTTTATCATTTAAAATATTATTATTTAATAGAGAAAAAATTCCACACATTAAGTTATAGTTTATATAATATGTATTTTTAAATTATATATAATATATATATGTCATCCATAGAAGCGCAAATGATAGCAAATGATTATTATAAATTACCAAATAAATCACCATTGTCTTTTCCTAATTCTCATACACAAAGTCAAAATAATCACAGAATATATAACCGTAATATTCCATCTCACCCATTACAAGCTTATTTAAATGTAAGGCCAGTAATGACAAAATATTCAATACTTCCAATTCTGGATCCAAGAGCTGCAATTAGTGTTCCAATGGCTTCATTTCCTACTTATTCTTCAGAACAAACATTTAATCCGTGTAATACAGTTTCACCTTGGTCTGGATTTGCAAGTAATGTAAATATAGAATCGCAATTAAGGAATCAAATCTGTCCATTAAATAAATGTAATGATGATGTGTATGTGCCAAGCAGTAATAGTGATTTGTATCAGTTTTCATTTAACCCAAACAATAATGTAAAACAAGATTTCGAAGGATTATTTCATAATGAAACATTTAATAAATTTAATCCGAATCCAAATAACCTTTCTAGTCAACCTTTTAATAATAATACACGAGTGGATGTTAGAAATTTATCAAAAAAAACAAAATGTAATAAATAATATATTTATTAGTATATGAATGAAGAAAATGTCATAAACGAAAAAAAAGAAAATAAAATATTGACAGAAATAACAATCGATTATTTAATTAATAAAAAAACATATGAACGAATTATGAAGTCAAAAAACGAAATCATTCATGATTATTATAAAGAAGATAAGATATTTTATAAAAAGAGAATTAATAATTTAACAAGAAATTTGATGGATAAAAAAAAAGAATTATATCCGAATCACATTTATAGAGCATTTGAACATTATATCAAAGAAGCAATTGAATATTTTAAATTATTAGATGAAACCGATTTGATTCAGGAAGATTATATAGGATTACAATTGTTGGAAGAAATGGGAATAGAAGATGAACATGTAGAGAAAATAAATGAAAAAATGAATGACAATGATATAATAAAATCATTCATGTTGCCAAAAAATACTCAAACATCTAATTTGGATAATTTTGTGAAAATAAAAAAAACACAAGAAGAAAAGGTTGTTAAATTGCCCACACAAAGAGAAATGAATTTAACAGATAATCAATACAAAACAAAAGGAATCCATTATTAATAAACAATATCTTCTATTAATTCCTTTTATTAATTTGCTCTTTTAAACTAGACCATTTCGCACCTTTGTTTAACATATCAATAATGTTTTAATTTACCATTTATATATAAAATATTCCAAATGAAGATGTGATGAGATATAATATTATATTATATAATATTATGTATACAAGAAGAATAACAAAACGTAAAATAAAACATCGTTATACAAAAAAAGGTGGAAATAAATATGATAATATATTGCATTCAAAAAAATTAAATTTTAAGCAAAAATATGATAAATTAGTGAATGTTCAATGCAGTCCTTTATCGCAACAAAAAAATAATAAAAAGTATACATGTTTACCAGATAAAATTTTATTACAATTAAGAGAATTATGGAATGCAAGACATCCAGATGTGATTATACATTCAAAATCTCCAGAAGATATTTGGCATTTATTAAAAGAATTTTTGGGAAATGTATGTAATAAAGAATCGTGTTGGTTAAAACAACATTTTACAAATGGACAAATGAAAACGGTTTTGAATGATATGTATGCACCCAAATCTCCAAATGAATGGAATTTGAACCCCAATGAATGGTTAAGTAGTGTGGATATAATGAATGTAATGCGTCAATATGAAGACGCATATCAATGTTTTAATTTTATAGGTCCGTCACCAATTGATTATGATACACATAAATTAAATGGGGAATGTGTTTGGGAAGAATTATGTGAGTTTAGTTTAAAAGATGAAATAAAGAAAAATATAAATAAAATAGGAATTATTTTTAATTTGGATCCTCATTATAAATCAGGGAGTCATTGGGTTTCTCTATTTGTTAATATAAAAAAATCAGATATTTACTATTTTGATAGTGCAGGAGATAAAATTCCAAAACAAATAATGAAATTAGTAGAGAAAATTACTGAACAAGGAAAACAGTTACACCTACCGATTCATTTTAAGTTTGACCAAAACCATCCAGTAGAACATCAATTTGGAAATACAGAATGTGGAGTTTATAGTTTATTTTTTATAATATATATGCTTCAAGATAAAATAACAGGGAGACATTTAAAGAAAAAAATTTACAAGGATAAATTCATTGAACAATACAGAAAAATATTTTTTAATAAAGAGTTATAATATTTCTTATAAAATTGATTTGATATTTAAATATATTATATAACTTTATATTAACCGATGACTGATAATCCAAACACCAAAAATATAACTTTGGAAGATTTGTTACAAGTGTATTTAGATTCTAACCCACAATCAAAAACTTCCAAGGTTTCTGAATTAGAAGTAAGATTTTCTGGAGAAAGAGAAATATATTTGGGTAAGCATAGAAAATCAACAATTGGTCAAAAATATACAAAAGTGGATTATGATAATGTAATACAAAAGCTACGTTCTTTCAAGTTTAAAACGGATAATCCTCAAGGGTTGGATTTAATGAGAGTATATGTAGATAATGTAAGAGCAGAGATTAAAGGAATTCATGCGATCCAAGATTACTGTATTAATGAAAATATGGATAAATTAATAAATGATTATCCAGCTTCGGTAGAATTTCAAATAAAAAAACCAGCAAAAATTTCAGAAAAGAATGCACTTGTAGAAAATCCTGATTATAATATAAAATATGTTTTATCAACAGAAGAAACATTAAGCATTACATCCCCAATTATAACCAGTATATTACAACGATGGGATGATAAAGAAAAATTTTTTAGATATATTAATCGTGTGACGTTGTTTCGCGATGATTTTCCTATAAAAGTGGATATTAGTATAGTTAAATCTTCTAATAAATCATATACATTAAATGGCTCTGATTTATTCAAAAAAAAAGAAAAGTATGAGATTGAATTAGAAATGGATAATTCATTAATAACAAAAGAAATTACTGTTGACAATTTATCCTTTCTTATCAAAAAAGTAATTAAATATGTATTAATGGGATTACAAATGACAAACTATCCGATTTCCTTTACACAAATTATAAATGTATCCAAAAATTATTTGTGGATGATTTTTGGAAAAGCAGTTGCGGATAAACAATCATTTGTGTATCCTAAACAATTTATAGGACCTTCTTCAATCACACTTCAAGTAGAGAATATGGTTCCTCTTACAGAAGAAAATAATAGAATTCCAAACATTAGAAATAATTATATAGTGACGGATAAAGCGGATGGAGAAAGAAATTTATTATTTATCAATGACGATGGAAATATTTATTTAATCAATACAAATTTAAATTTTATTTTTACAGGTAGTTCAATTAAAAATAAAGAGTATTTCAGTACATTATTGGATGGCGAATTTATATCAAAAGATAAAATGCATAATCCAATGAGTTTATTTGCTGCATTTGATATTTATTATTTAAAAGGAAATGATGTATGTGATCAACCATTCAAAACAGAAGATCAAAAATGTAGATTATTTTTGTTAAGAGATGTCATTGCGAATTTGGATATAAAATACATTACAGAAGATCGCGTAAAACAGATGAAAATAGTTTGTAAGGATTTTTATGATTATAATATTGATTCAGACCCCGCTACAATTGACGAACAAGAAAAAATATTTACTGCTTGTAGTTATTTATTTGATAATGTGATTCCAACGAAACCATATACAACAGATGGATTAATATTCACGCCCAAAACATTTGGTGTAGGTGGTTCTCCTGTATTGCCTATGGGACCCAAGCAAAAGATTACTTGGGATTATTCATTCAAATGGAAACCACCTGAATTTAATACCATAGATTTTCTCGTTATTACTAAAAAAAATGAGCGAAATGATGATTTGGAAACGATTCTTTTTCAAGAAGGAATCAATACAACTCATAGTATGAATCAATTGTTAAAATACAAAACATTAGGATTATTTGTCGGACACGATAAAATGAGGAATACAGGTGGGATAAGTGAACTATGTAAAATTATATATAAAGGCGATTTTGATGAAATAGAGAAAGAAAGAGATGATGGAAATTATAGTGATTATAAACCGATTCAATTCAATCCAATTCATCCTTCTGATCCGGATGCAGGTGTTTGTAATATAATGTTGAATTTAAATGGTGATATGGTAACAGAAGAAAATGAAATTTTTACTGATAATATGATTGTAGAATTTAAGTATGATAATACACAGGATAGTAAATGGAAATGGAAACCGTTACGAGTAAGATATGATAAGACCGCCAGGTATAAAAAAGGAGAAAAAGAATATGGGAATTCATTTCATGTAGCGAATAGTAATTGGAGATCCATACAAAATAAAATAGATGAAGAAATGATACAAGGTAGAGAAATCCCCAATTTGGAAGAAAATCAGGATATATATTATAATAGAATTACGACTTCTACGTATACTCAAGGATTGAGAGATTTTCATAATTTATTTGTTAAAAAAATATTAATCAAGAGTGTTTCAAAAAAAGGAAATATTTTAATAGATTATGCATGCGGAAAAGCAGGCGATTTGTCAAAATGGATAGAAGCCGAATTGGGATTTGTATTTGGAATGGATATTTCAAAAGATAATATAGAGAATCGGTTGGATGGTGCATGTGCAAGATTTTTATCGGGTAAGTATTCAAATAAAAAACTTCCTGATGCATTATTTGTTCAAGCAGATAGCAGTAAAAACATTAAAGATGGAAAAGCATTTTATTCTGAGGTTGCATATACAATTAGCAAAAGTATTTTTAAAGAATGTAGGGAAGAACAAGCAGACGAAATTGGTAAATATGTAAAAAGACATTACGGAATAGGAGAAAAAGGATTTCATATTTCTTCGTGTCAGTTTGCTCTTCATTATTTCTTTAAAAATGTCTCTACTTGTAATCATTTTATAAAAAATGTTTCTCAATGCACAAAAGTAGGAGGATACTTTATCGGAACATGTTATGATGGTAAAAGAATATTTAATATGTTAAGAGATAAGGAAAAGATTACTTATTATAGCAATATAAATCAAAAACAAAAAATTATGGAAATTATTAAAAAATACGACCAGACAACAATGGAAAACAATGATTCATGTTTGGGATATACTATTTCTGTTTTTCAAGAATCTATTAATAAAAGTTTTGATGAATTTTTAGTAAATTTTGATTATTTGAATACGTTGATGAATGATTATGGATTCCAATTAATTGATAAACATGAACAAAATAAATATGGATTTTTAGAAGCGTGTGGTTCGTTTGAATTATTATTTCAGCAAATGAGAAATATGTTAAAAAGAGACCCAGAAAAATCATTTGGTGAAGCCATTCAAATGACCGAAAATGAAAAAAGAATATCGTTTTTGAATAATTATTTTGTTTATAAAAAAATAAGAGATGTGGATTATAGACATATACCTTTTGAAGAAGTAAAAGAACAAGAACAAGAACAACAAGAAATAGTAAAAGAACCAGAAATAAATCATTCAAAAATAATAAGAAAATTCAAAGAAAAAATAATATTAGAAAATGCAGAATTTGAAAAAGAAGATGTAAGAGAAGAACCAGAAATTGTAGAACCAGAAAAAGAAATTCCGAAACAAGAAATTGTAGCAGTAACAATTCAAGAACCTATAAAAAAGCCAAGGGCTAAAAAAGTAGAGAAAGAAAAAAAAGAAAAGAAAATATTTATAGGTGATGTTGAAGAACAAGAAGAACAAATTCAAGAACCCATAAAAAAGCCAAGGGCTAAAAAA